AAGGAGATAAATGGGTAGTGCTTGGAGGTACAATAACACTCAATATAACCGGCGGTAAATGTTGGTTTAAGGGGGAATCAAAATGTTTGGAGAATAATCAGTCTGGCGGTGAGTGTTGGTTTTGGGGTGGTACTACCTGTAATAAAAACAATCAGTCTGGGGGTGAGTGCGAGTTTTGGGGTGGTGCTACCTGTAATAAAAACAATCAGTCTGGCGGTGAGTGTTGGTTTAAGGGGGAATCAAAATGTTTGGAGAATAATCAGTCTGGGGGATAAATGAAAGAACAGAAACAGAACCTAAATAATGTTATAAAAGGAGTTTAAAATGGAAGTCAAAAAAGTAGCAGTCAATATGGGCGATGTTATCAAAGATAAAACAGCATCAAAGACAGTTCCATGTCTTAAACTTCGTGATGCATATCTAAACACTAACGGAGAGCTTGTATTAGTGTTCCTTGACGCTCATAAAGTTTCTTATACTGTCAATTTAACACCAACTAAAACACCTGTAGTTAATTCTGGCGAAGTAGTATTTAAACCAAACGAAAAGAATGTGGAGGCAATTATTGAAGACTGATGAATTGATAACAGACAAGCAAGCTGCTGAAATATTAGGAGTAAAACCTTCTTATCTTGCCTATCTAAGGCATGTATATCGTCATGATAAATTGACTTACACCAAACAAGGAAATCAAGTATTTTACAAGAAAGAAGATGTCGAGAGATTCATAGAGGAAAAAAAAGAAAAAAAGAAACATTCAAGGAAGAGATAATTTAATAGGAGATTTTTATATGTATACAAGATTAAAACATGTTACGCTCAGACTTAATCCATTGTTGGAAATAGATATGGAGGCATTATTTGATAAAGCTATAGAAACCATGGAAAAGAAAGCCATTAAACAGAAAATTATAAAAGAGTTTGTAGATGGTTGGTTTAAACTTCACAAAGAGGGTGAGTTCAACCCTGATATAACGGCTAAACGTAAATCTCAATGGAATTACATTAATTCATGGATTACACTAACAAAAAAAAGCGAAAGGGCGGGTATATTCGGATGAGCTATTCAGATTTCTTTTTCTGGCTTTTAACCATAGTGGGAATCATAGTCATAGTTAATGCGATGAGAAAATTTTGAAAGGGGTGAAGCATGGGATATACAGAAGGTATTAAAGATGGAATAACATTCGAGAATTTTTTATGGGCTTGCGCTCGTGCATTTGGGCCTCTTGCAATCATGAGAGACGAACCCCCAAATACAGAAATTCCAGTAGAATTTAAACCATCTGATTTCTATGCTACAAGACTTAAAGAAGAACGAGCAAAATATAAAAAACTAAAATCGATGACCTCAAAAGTGGCAGAGAAAGAGGCTGAGAAACATTACAAGAAAGGGCTTTCTAATGAGCTAAAATATAAAGATGATGCATTGGAACTCAAAGAGAAATATCTTTCTATGTTGTCTAAAGTAAATCAATGGGAACCGCCTTCTATAGACCATATTGAACTAAAAAACTTCATGATTGAACAAATAAATCAATCAATTCAGTTTGATTGCGATAATCTAAATAAAAGCGATTTACCCATTAGACTTTCAGGGCATGAATGGTTAAAAATGAAAATTGAAGAAAGTATTCGTCTTGTGGCATATTTATCAGAACAAAAGCATAAGGAAGAAGATAGAATCGCCAAAATAAATCTTTGGATTAAACAATTAAGAAATTCATTATCATAACGAAAGGATTTATAATGTCAGAAGAAATTATAAAGTCTGAAAACCAAGTAATCCGTGTAGGTGATGGTATTGGAGATATGAACTTCTCAAGCGATGAAGAACTCGCCGTATTTCTTGAAAGAGTTGATCGTCGCAATGAAGCAGTGGAGCGTGTTCTTAAAATGGCATTAAGTAAATTGATGCCTACAGATTTCCATGATTTTGATGGAAAACCAATGCTTCAAGGTGTTGGAGCACAACGGCTAATGAAATATTTCGGAATATCAGTAACAAATAAACAAAGAATCCCGGCAATGGGTTACGCAATAAATCAACAAGACCCGGCAAAGAGACTTTCTGTAACTTACAAAGCTACTTTTAGTCTTGGTAGTATGGTAGTTGAGGGAGAAGGCCGAAGGGACAGCCATAATAAATTCTTTGGTCGTAAAGGAGGGGAGTATAAAGACATTTCCGATATTAACCTACCTGATCTTGACGCCGCAGCAGTAACCGCTATGTATCGTGACGGCATTACAACTCTGCTCGGCCTCAAAGGTGTTACTTGGGACTACCTTAAAGAATTAGGATTTTGTTCCGAAAGAACCACCGGACATACCTATCAAAAGGGTACAAATGGTGGTAATGCAGCTGAAAGTCAAGAAGCCAAGAGCAAACAGGCTGAAATAGCAAATATGATATTTGAGATGAGCGGTCAAGACCCTGAAAAATCCAAGGAAATGCTTATCAAATACACTGCATGGAAAACCAAAGAAGGAAAGGAAATGGCGGGCAAGGATTCAGTATCTAAACTATCAGACAAACAAGTTCCTATAATTTATGGCAAGGTTAAAAATGATTATGATGAGTATTTAAGAACATGCGCTACAGTTGAGTCGGCAGAAGTAGACTTTGAGCCAGATCAATTACAAAATGAACTTGGATTCTGAGACAGGGTAAACAATGATACTTGAAAAGCTAAATAAGCATATTGAAAAACAGATTAAGACATATCCTCAACACGTGAACCGCATTTCGTCTATAGGATTTCCGTGTAAACGTAACTGCGTGTATCAAATTACTCACTGGAACGAACGTGAAGCCGTCTCTCCTGACCTACAACGTATTTTTAACGAAGGCAGGCATCAAGAGAGGGCTATTAAAAAAGACTTGGAAGAAGCAGGAATAAACATCATTAGACAGGAAGAGCCAATTTGGCTACAAGAATACAACCTTTCCGGTCATATTGATGGAATAATTCAATATCGCCGTTCTTTGATTGCTCTTGAAATAAAGTCTATGTCAACTCATTTATTCCACAAAATTAATACCTTTGCTGATCTTGCTTATTCACCTCATGCATGGCATCAATGTTACACAGCACAGATTCAGCTATATCAGTTTGGCACAGGTATTAAAAAAGGTATTATTCTTATAAAAGACAAGAATACAGGGGCAATAAAAGAGATTGAATGTGAGCTAGATAAGAGTCTATGCCGTGTCTATCTTGATCGTTGTAAAGATGTTATGATAAGGGTTAACAAAATCCGTGAAGTCCTAAAAGAAACATTTCAGATAAAGGAGATCGCAGAATTAGATAAGAAACAAGACAGAGAAGATTATCATGCAATAAAGTATGAAGCATTAAATGCAATTGAAGAATTTCTGCCTGAAAGAATAACAGATAATGGTATTTGTAATTCATGTCCTTACAACCATATTTGCCTGCCTGATGAAATAAGAAAGGAACGTCTCGCACTGTGGATAAATACCGAACTTGAAGAACTGCTCAAAAGGCGTGAAGAGCTTGATTCTTCAAGAAAGGAATATTCTGTAATCGATACACAAGTAAAAGATGCCATAAAAGAATTTAACTCAGATGATTTTATGTGTGGCGACTTCCATATCACGGTAAGCAGGGGCAAAACAATTAGAATAAATATTAATAGGATAGACGAATAAAAAGATGGAGGGAATATGAGTCCAGAAGACTATCTTTATTATTCTATTTGGGATTTTGTTTTTCATGGCTCTATCGTATTTATGGGTTTTATTCTTAGTATTTTATTGGTATTGTTATCATTAGTTATTGCAATTGTTTGGATGTTTAGAGATAAGCCATAAAGCGAAATATGATATAATGGAGCTTAAATGAAAAGCAAAGGATGGGTAAAACTATGGAGATTAACATTTGACCATGCACTATTAAATTCAAAGCCTTGGTGTGATGGATATGCATGGTGTTATCTATTCTCAAGAGCGAATCATGATAAGGGTGTTGTAAATTTCAGGAATGAATACATAGAATTAGAAAGGGGGCAATTTTTAACTTCTCAAATACAACTATCTGAAAAATGGGGCTGGACACGAAAACATGTAAAAAAGTTCTTATTTGCTCTTGAAAATGACAAAATGTTGACCACCAGAACGACCAACAGATATATAATAGTAACTATATGTAATTACGAAATATACCAGAGTAACGAATACGAAAAGGAACAACAGGTGGAGCAACAGGCGACCCAACAGAAGCGCAACAGGCGACCCAACAGTGACCCACAAACAAGAAGTAAAGAAGAAAAGAATATATATAATATTTATGGCAAGTTTGTAAAGCTCACTGATGAAGAGTATTCAAAGCTCATAAAAAAGTTTACAAAACCTGTTGCTGATGATTGGATTGAGAGAACCAATTTATACGCTGAAAAAATAGGAGCCAATAAATTCAAAAAGAAATATATTTCACACTACGCGACTATACTTTCCTGGAGCAGAATGGAGAATGAGAGAAAAGGAATCGCATCAGGAGAAAAGGAAATAATAAATGCCGAAGAAAAAAGAGAAAGAAAACCAGATTACAGAATACGCCGCGACCCTAACGGGAAAGTTACTTACATCCGTGAGAAAGAGGTTTCGTGAAAAAGTTATTAAGCGCGCCATAGATTTTGCGCCATTTGGATGGGGAGTTTGGATTGAGCCATTAGAAGTAGTCGAGTTCGACGGAAAAACAATGACACTAAGGCACAAAAACTTTCCTGAGTCTTCAGTATGGATCGATGAGCATTATGGAGAAATTATTTTACAACTGTTGAATGAAGATGTTAAAGAAAAAATTTCTGTCGAGTTCACAAGCAAAAAAGGAGAAATATAAACTATATGAGCGAAGAAACAGAAAAACAGAAATATGCACTTGAGACTTATCAAAATCTCGGACTGAACAGATCGTTACGAAGGCTGGAAAAGCTAACAGGAATAACAAAATCGAGGCTTGGACGTTGGGCGAAAGAGTTGGATTGGGAAACAAAAGTAAAAGAATTTGACTCTAAACAAATAAGTGGATCAGATCAACAAAAGGCTTTAGATGACTTAATGCAAAGGTTTAAGCAACCTGCCGAAAACATTGAAAGACAAGAACATATAATAATAAATAGATTGCTTAACCAATGCGGGATAGTACTTCAGACAGGTTTTACTAAGGATGAAAAAACAAAACAATTAACACCTAACTTTGAAATAAAATCTGTTAAAGACTATGTTGCAATACTTGGCGCAATAAGGGATTTAATAGGAGTTATTCAGAAAGATAGAGGAACTAAAGCAACCGGCGTGAGCAGCAAGAAAGCCACAACTAATATAGAAAATCTACTCGTGATGTTAGGGGATGCAGATGAATCAACCCAACAAAAATTCATTACAGCAAGTTATGGGACTACTCTCGGAGGAAGAGATACAGGAGCTTCAGGATCGTCACAGAAAGCAGATTTTGAGGAAGTATCTGACTCAGACACCACTGAAGACTGATGCTGATGTTCAACTTTTTGTAGCAGCGTTTAACGAGCCTAAAATAGGAACAAAGGTTATTTGTCGTAATCCTGAACATACACCAGTTTTCCGTATATTTTCTAATATAATACTCGAAAAGGTTAGAAATTCAGTGGTTTGGGGCTCGCGATCAGGAAGTAAAACATATTTATACGGAGGTCTTGATACTTGGTATAAATCAGCATCTCGGCCACAATACGAAACAAAAATACTTGGTGGAAGTGAAGGCCAGTCAATTCTTTCTTATGACGCTATTAAGCAATTTCAATATCTATCTGACCCTGATAATGTACTTGTAAAAAGGTTGCTCAGAACAAAGGCAGATTTTTATAATCGCGCTCAAGTATCGATACTTACTGCTTCTTCAAAGTCTGTTCGTGGCCCACATCCTCAATGTTTAAAACTCGATGAGGTAGATGAAATTGATGAGCGTGTTTTTGAAGATGCTCTCTCTCAGCCTATATCAAAGCATGGATACTCTTCTTCGTTGATTATGTTTAGTACTAATCATAACGTTGGAGGCCAGATGGATAGGGCTATTGAGCGTGCGAAAGAAAAAGGATACCCTGTCTATAAGTACTGCTTTGATAAAGAAACGGAAGTATTGACTCGGCGTGGATGGAAGAAATTTAAAGAAGTTTGGCACAATGATTATATCCTTTCCTTAAATCCTTGCACCGAAATACCTGAATGGGTAACTGTCAAAGACAGTATACAATATCATTATAATGGTAATTTGATTCATTTTAAAAATCAATTAACTGATATAATGGTGACTCCCAATCACCGCATGTATGCCAAAAGAGGTCAGAAGGGTTATTGGGAATTGGTTCCTGCTGAAGAACTTATTCAGCATGGAGATTTTTTCTTTTGCAGACATGCAAATTGGAAAGGGGAATATAGAGAATTTATTGATGTGATTGGGCATAAAATACCTATGCCATTCTTTTGTGAATTTATGGGATGGTTTTTAAGTGAGGGTTGCGCTAAAGCCAATAAGTATACCATCTTCATAGGTCAAGACAGATTACTTCATCCACAGAAATATAATGATATTCTCGAATGCGTTAAAAGAATGTGCCAATTTATAGGGCATACTGGTAAGATAGGTCAATATCCAAACGGGGTAGGATTCCAAAATGAGAAATTACACACCTATTTGCATAAATATGGAAAATCTTTAAAAAAATATGTTCCCGATGAAATAAAGAACGCAGACAAAGAATCAATATCTATATTTCTTAATACATATAGAAAGGGAGATGGTGGAATTACCGGACGCGGCCAGATTGTCTATTATACAGCAAGCCATAAAATGCAATCTGATTTAGGAGAATTAATAATAAAAAATGGTAAATTCCCAACATATATTATAAGAGAAGGACATTATAGTAATAATCCTATGTATATGATATTAGAGACTTCCTCTAAAACTACAAGATTCCGCAAAAATACTGGACATGCAAGATATGAATATGTTCCTTATGACGACGATGTTTATTGCGTAAATCTTAGCAGAAATCATATAATGCTTACAAGGCGTAATGGTAAATGCAGTTGGCAAGGCAATTGCGTTTGGGAAACATTGGAATCCTGCCGTGATTATGAATGCTCAACATGTAAACTATCACATATCTGTCCAGGCAAACAGATGAAAGAAGCTGATGGGTATTACAAGATCGAGGACTTTATTGATAAGTTAAATACCCTTAGTTTTTCCGCACTTTCGAGAGATTGGCTATGCATTAAAGTTGGTTTGGGTGATACTGTTTATGAGCATGAATGGGATGAAAAAATACATGTATGTTCTGTTGATCTTCGCATGGATAAACCAGTAACTCTATCTGTTGACTTCGGCGGCATTGATCCTTTTACGTGTGGAGTATGGCAGGAATCCCCCGGAGGAAAAGAATTTGGGCCAAATTCATGGGTACGTGTTACCGAACTTTACATGACTTCTGAACAAGAATCAACAACGAATCAGAATTTTATAGCCAAGGCTAAAGCTGCTCCGTGGGCTAAACTGGTAAAGGAGATTATTCCCGACAACTCACGTCCTGACCTTATTCAGGAATGGCGGGCAGCGTTCCCTAAAGCAAAGTTTACTATAATTGACAAGGGAACTATTGATGAAGGCATAGAGGCTGTTAAAAATGCCTTGAGACCTGTGCTTGGCGCGCCTAAAATTTATGTAAATCGCATATGTTTGCATTTCCGTCGTGAAATACAAATGTATAAAATTAAAAATGGAAAGACTCTCGATAAGGACAACCATACACTGGATGAAACACGTTATTTTGTTCTTGCCAAAATAAGACGTGTTGAGAAGTTTTCTATAGCATCACTCAACAGAAATCTGTACCCAGAATGAGGAGTAACAAAATGAATTTATGGATATTAAAACAAAACTGTTGAGAAGTTTACTATAGAAATAATAAATATCTTGACAAATTCCAAACATAATGTATATTAAGTTCAAGAACTAACATACCGGAGAGCAGACGTGAATTTAAATAAGCCTTTATTTCTGATAAAAAAAGAAAAATTATACGCAGAAAATGAACGCCTGAGATTAAATCAGGAAAAGCTCATTGAAGATTCAACAGCTTCTATTCAAGCTCTCAATACTCGCGTTGAAGAACTTCAGGCAACTGTACAGGCAACTATCGATCCGCTAACCAATACATCATCCACCACTAATGAGCATTATACCGGCAATCCCTATAAAACCTACAGCACCAAGATAAAAGCACTCGTTGAAAAGTACAACGGTGAGAGCGATTGGGGTTGTATGACGGCTCGAAACATTATTGATGTCAGGGCAGCATTCATCATCGGAAATGGCGCAAAAGCTATCAAGCAGGATGGGTATAAGGGCACAGCAGAACGAGAACTCGATTTTATCCGTGAATTTATCAGATTTAATGATCTTGATAAAGAATCCCCGAATGACTGGGCGGTTGGTGCGGAACTCGAAGGCAAAGCACTTATTCGGCTCGTCGTTGATAAAGTAAAAAAGAATATCCGCACGGTCTACGTGCCGTGGTCTAAATATCCTTACACCGTTTCCGCAAACAATCCAGACCTCTATAAATACACCAAAGCATTCTATCAGGGAAATGATACCGTTGACGCCGCTGCCGGTGCGCCTACTTCAGACTTAAACCGTGATGTAGGTTTTAATCTCAATGAGAAGGAATTTGTCTATGTGCGCTTTGGCGGCTCATCCGAAAAGATAAACGAACCCATACCCAAGACAGCTCTCGTCCTCCGACAGGTCGAGGATTTGGATAAGGAATTATGGGATTGGCGCAAAATTAATCATCTATTTGCTGCTCCTACTCCGGTATTTACTACAGAAACAGTAGATGAATGCGAACGAATACAGGAATGGATCGAAAAAACCAATTGGCGTATTGGGAAAGCCATTGTTATGGCTAATGGT